GCGGATCGCTGACCTCGGCGACGGACTATCTGCTCGTTGCGTCGAACGCTGACGGCTCGGCTGTCGGCGCCGGGAAGTACACAGCATCATGAGCCAGCGTTTCGACGCCCCGTGGATCAGCGGCGCGCATCTCTTCGGGGATGCGGGCTTTGGCCTGCTGGCTGAGGGCATCCCGTCAACCGGGGATAATGGCCCGTCGTATCTCTACAACGACATTTCCCTGCCGGCGGATGCCGGGAAAGAGGTCTGCGGACGGATCACAACCTGGCCGAGCGCCGGGCAGTTGTTTGCCTACGAGGACGGGTCGTTCGAGTTTATAGGGGCGCCGGACGGGTCTTACTCGTTCGCGTACCAGCTCTACGTCGACGGGGTGATTACTGGAGCGCCGGCGGTTGTCGAGCTTTATGTCGGCTCAACTCCGGTCATATTGGTTTGCAACCAAGGACAAGCCGGAGCGCTCGGCCATGTAGCCAGCGTCAATCAATCCACTTTGCTTGCGGCCGGGCTAGGGGCGGCGGTTGCTTCAGGTTTTTCCGCCAGTTTTACCCAGCCTTTCACCATCCACACTGGGCTGGCGCAGGCTGGCGCCATCGGCCACCCGGCGCAGTTTACGACCGAAGGCGTGATTGCGGCGTGGGTAGGGGCGGCGGCCGGTTACGGGCATCAGGCGACTTTGCGCCTTGATAGTGTGATGGGTTGCTCGACAGGTACTGCGCAAGCAGCCGGGCTAGCGGCGGATATTTTTCAAGCGGGGAACTTACAGATTCCCTGTTCCACGGGGCAAGCGGCGGCAGTAGGGCACGCCGTAGTTTTCACTGCGCCGGGGTCGCTGTCTCTCACCCAGGCCGACATCGACGCCATCGCTGCCGCCGTCCTCGCCGCGCTGAACGGGACGACGATTCCGGTTGATGTGCGGAAGGTGTACAACCAGCCCATCGGCGGAAGTGGCACAGAAGCCGACCCGTGGGGTCCGGCGTGATCGCCTGGGGAAAGGCTTGGGGTAACGCCTGGGGGAAATCCTGGGGCGCGCCGGTCGAATTTCCACAATATGTCGCACCGGGTTGGCCGAAATGGGAAATCACCGAGCAGACCGTCCGAGCCACCGGCGGCCTGTTGCATCTGACGCTGGATCGCCGTCGCGCTGTCAGGCGAGGAGGATAATGTAACGCGACTTGTCTTAACTGCGCGACGCCGCCCGGATTTTAATCGCCCCATGACTCATTTTCATGGGGCTTTTTAATGGCCGCCGTCAAACAGATTAAGCCGGGCAGTCGCGTTGAACGCTCGCTCACCTTCGAGCGCTCCGCAGTCGACGAAGAGGCCCGCACAGTCGAGCTGGCCTTCGCCAGCGAGACCCCTTATGAGCGCTGGTGGGGGGTCGAGATTCTCGACCTCGGCCAGCCTTCTGTCCGCCTCGGCCGCCTGACGGCCGGTGGCCCATTGCTGATGGATCACGACTCGCGTGATCACGTCGGCGTCATCGAATCAGTCCAGATCGGGGCCGACCGGGTAGGTCGCGCCGTGGTGCGCTTTGGGAAAAGTGCGCGGGCGGAGGAAGTGTTCCAGGACGTCAAGGACGGCATCCGCCGCAACGTCTCGGTTGGCTACATGATCCACAAGGCGGTTCTTGTCGAGCAAAACGACGAACAAGACACCTACCGCGTCACCGACTGGGAACCGTTCGAGGTTTCACTGGTTTCCGTGCCCGCCGACGCCTCGGTCGGCGTTGGTCGCTCGGCCGACGCCGAATCCCCGATTGAAACCCTTCCGATTATTCAGGAGAAAACCATGTCCGACATCAAAGTCGACGAAATTCGCGCATCGGCCACCAAGGACGAGCAAAAGCGCACCCAGGAAATCATTGCCATGGGCGAGCAGTTTAAGTCATACGGCGCCGACAGCATCGCCGCCGAGTATCTGCGTGCCGGCAAGTCTGTCGAAGAAACCCGCGCCGCCATCATGGCCAAGATCGGCAGCGCTCCGCTGCCTTCGGCCAACATTGGCCTGACCAAGGAAGAGGCCAAGTCCTTCTCGTTCCTGCGCGCCATCAACGCCCTGGCCAACCCGGCCGACCGCAAGGCGCAAGAGGCCGCCAAGTTCGAACGCGAATGCTCGGATGCCGTCGGCTCCAAGATGGGCCGCGCCGCTCAGGGCTTTTTCGTCCCGGTCGAAGTCCAGCAGCGCGACCTGCTGGTCGGCACCGCCACCGCCGGCGGCTACACCGTCGCCACGCAACTCCTGGCCGCCAACTTCATCGATCTGCTGCGCAACAAGATGGCCCTGACCGGCCTCGGCGCCCAGTTCCTGACCGGCCTGGTCGGCAATATCGCCATCCCGCGTCAGACCTCCGGGGCAACCGCCTACTGGGTCGCGGAAAACGGCGCACCGACCGAAAGCCAGCAAGCCTTCGACCAGGTGGCCATGACGCCGCGCACCGTTGGCGCATTTACCGACATTTCGCGCAAGTTGCTGCTCCAGTCCTCGATTGATGTCGAGGGCTTCGTCCGCAACGACCTGGCCACCGTGCTGGCTATGGCCATCGATCTGGCCGCCATCAACGGTTCCGGCGCATCCAACCAGCCGACCGGCGTGCTGAATACAGCCGGCATCGGCTCGGTAGCCGGTGGCACCAACGGCCTGGCGCCGACCTGGGCCCACATCGTCGATCTGGAAACGCAGGTTTCTGTCGCCAACGCAGACATTGGCACGCTCGGCTACCTGACCAACTCCAAGGTGCGCGGCAAGCTCAAGGGCACCTCCAAGGTTTCCGGGCAGAATGGCTTCGTCTGGGATCAGGGCAATGCGCCGCTCAACGGCTACGCGTCCGGCGTATCCAACCAGGTGCCGTCGAATCTGACCAAGGGCACCTCGTCCGGAATCTGCTCGGCGATTCTGTTCGGCAACTGGGCCGACCTGATCATCGGCCAGTGGGGCAGCTTGGACCTGATGGTCGATCCCTACACGGGTTCCACCGCCGGCACCGTCCGCGTCGTGGCGTTGCAGGATGTCGATGTGGCAGTTCGCCACGCCGAATCCTTCGCCGCCATGAAGGACGCGCTGACGATCTAATCCGATGGTCTTCGATAACGCCGCGTTTTTCGGGGATTTCGCCATTGACCTAACGGTTAATGGCGTCCAGACGCGCGGCATTTTCGACGACGCTTATGCCGAGGCTTTCGCCGGCATGGTCGGCGGGACAGCGCCGGCGCTGATCCTCCCGTCGTCCGTCGCCGTCCAGCGCGGCCATGCGGTTGTTGTTGATGGCACAGGCTACACCGTGACCAGCATCGAGCCGGATGGAACTGGAATCACCTTGCTGCGGCTGTCCGAATCATGAGCCACGTCGCAGACCGGATTCTGTCTGCCGTCCAATCCAGATTGGCAAGCGTGAACGGGGTTATCGGGGTGTATTACGAGCCGCTTTTCACGCTTGATGCAAGTCATCTGCCAGCAATCGTGATTGACGATATCGAAGATCAGGTGGACGAGGCAGTTGGTCAGTTTCCAGTAGACGAAACCCGGAAGCTGAGCTTTGTCGTCAAGGTTTGTCAGATTTGCGGCTCAGCAACCTTTTCATCAGGCCTGGCAACCCTACACGAAGCTGTATCGATTGCCCTGTTCGGTAGCCGCGACGCCATCACGCTCGGCGGCCTATTGACCCGCGGCCTGCGCGAGGTTTCCGCCACCCGCTTCGTCGACGCCGAATCACTCCAGAAGCCGGTTGGCGGCTGGGCAATACAAGTCACCTGCACCTACAACCTGCGCTCGGATGTGCCGGGCCTTACAGAAAAGGAATCATCATGAGCTTTATTGGCACTGGCAAGATCAAGATCGCCACCTATGCCTCCGGCGCGAGTTTCGCCCTCCGTAAATTCGTCGATGTCGGCAATGCCAGCGTCTTTGAATATTCGTTCAGCGAATCGAAAAAAGAATTGCTCGACTACCAGGACCCGGCCGGCGGAACAGCCGCCTCGGTGACCAAGATCGACAAGGTCGAAGGGAAGATGGATCTGCGGAAATTCACCGCCGAAAACCTCGCCCTGGCGCTCTGGGGTTCGACCAGCGTGCTGAATACAACGGCCATCGTCGGCGAGGCCCACGTCATCAACCCGGGCGCCTTCGTCCCGACCAACCGCATCATCAACACCACCATCGCCCCGGTCGTCAAGAAGGGTGCCACAACGATTGACACAGCCGACTATACCGTCAGCCCGGGCGGCATCACCATCGCCTCGACGATCACCACGGCCGGCGTCATTGCTGGCGACGCGATCACCATCGATTACACCCCCAAGGCCTCCAACGATGTCCAGGCGCTGATCGCTTCGGCACCAACTGTCTCCATCTTCTTCGAGGGCGTCAACTCGGTCGACGGAAAAGCTGCGATGGCCCGCCTCTACAACGTCAAGCTCGGCGTTGCCGGCAACGTCGGCCAGATCGGCGAGGACTTCGGCACCCTGTCCCTGACCTTCACCGTCAACAAGGACACCACGGTAACCGGCGCCGGGATCAGCCAGTTCCTGAAGCTCGAACTGGAGTCCTAAGTGGTTTTCACGGCGGAAATCAAGGTGGAATCGCGGACGGTAATCGTGCGCGAACTGACCGTCGCCGAAGTTCGTGCCTGGGTGAAGAGCATCGAGGAGGGCACCCGTCAGATCGATCCGGCGGGCGATGCCCTGTTCGACGACATCACACTGGGTGACATCGCCCTGATGTCCGATGCGCCTGCCGACTGGCTGGCCGGCTTCGGCCCTTCCGTGCTTGATCCGCTGGCGGCGCTTTGTAAAAAGGTCAACCCGCATTTTTTCCGGGTGCGGGCGGTCGTCCAGGCCGCCCTGATCGCCCACACCCGGGCCCTGATCGCCGGTCAGCCAGTGCAGCAATCGAGCGCACCGCCGCCGCCTTAGTCTCACACGGCCATGCCGGGGTCTGGTCGTACCCGTGGGCCATTTATTTGACAGCAATCGAGGGAATAAAGAGTGGCCAATAAAATCGAGCAGATCATCACCGCCGACGCCTCCGGTTTCGTGCGCGGTGTCGGTCTTGCCGAAAAGTCGCTGGGTGGTCTTGATAGCAGCCTCAAGTCATTCCAGCAGACGGCCGCCACCGCGCTGTCGCTGGCGGGAATTGGCATCGGCGTCACCGAAATCATCGGCCTGGCCGATGCCTACGGCCAGATGACCGGAAAGCTCAAGCTGGCCACCCAGTATTCCGGAGATTTCGCACAGGTCATGCAGATGTTGCGGGATTCGTCGCGCGAAACCCGCGCCGACCTGCCGGCCACCGTCCAGCTCTATTCCCAGTTGTCGCCAGCGCTCAAGGGCATTGGCCTGTCGGCCAAAGAATCGGTCGGCATCATCACCACCATCAACCAGGCAATCGTGCTTTCCGGGGCTTCGTCGCAGGCCGCCGAAGCAGCCCTGGTACAACTCGGCCAGGGGTTCGCATCCGGCGCCCTGCGCGGCGAAGAGCTCAACAGCATCATGGAGCAAACCCCGGCCCTGGCCCAGGCCATCGCCGACGGCCTCGGTGTTTCACGCGGCGCCCTGCGTCAGATGGGCGCCGATGGCAAGCTCACCGGTGAGGTTGTCGCCCAGGCGCTGCAGAAAGTGGCTGCTCAGGTTAACGACGATTTCGCAAAAATGCCGGTTACCGTCGGCCAGGCATTTACGAATCTGCGCAACGAGTTCCTGGTTTTTGTCGGTGTAACCGATCAGGCATCGGGTGGCACCTCGGCCCTCGCCGATGGCATCAATGCCGTCGCCCGTGAGTTTTCGGAGGCTGGTCCGGCAGTGACTGCGGTTTCGACAGCCCTCAAAACGATGATGAATGGCCTCGATGGGTCTTACCGCCTCCTCAAAATTCTCGGCACCGGCCTGGCGGCTTATGCCGCCATGGCCAAGGCCGCCTTCTCCGGTAATTTCTCCGAGGCCAAAGCCATCTGGGCAGACCTCGGCAATGAGATCGATGCCGTGCTTCAAAAACCACTCATCGGTCAAGAGCGTGCTGTCTCCGCCACAACCGATTCAACCCGCAAGCGCCTGCAGTTGGAGACCCAGCTGGCCGACGAGATGCGCAAGCTGGAACAGCTCAAGGCCTACGAGTCCGGAAAGGCACTCGACAACATCGCAGCCAAGGACAAGGCCAATATCGACGCCCGCATTGCCGACCAGCAGCGCCTGGTCGATGCCGTCCGCAAGGCGTGGCAGGAATCGCTGGCCGACGCCGAAAAATATGCCAATTCCGCCAAGGAAAAGCTGCAGAAGGCCACCGATTTTCGCCAGTCCGGCGAAAGTGCGGCTTTCAATGCCAGCCTGAAAGGCGTCCCGGAAGAGCAGCAGGCCGCCCTCAAAGCGCAACGCCTGAACGATGTTCAGGCCGCCGCCAGTTTCGAAGCGACGCGGGCCCGCATGGCGGCCATCGAGGGCGACGTCAAGAAATTCGACACCCTGTCGCAGGCTGCCGAAAGCCGCTTGAAGGATGCCCTGCAGCTGGCCAAGGAGATCGGTGACGTCGAGAGTATTCGCGGCATCAGCGAACAACTGGCCGGTCTCTCCGAGTCTGGTGCCAGTCTTGATGCCAAGCGCTCGGCCGCCGCGAAGGCAACCGCCGAATCACAAGCAGCGACGCTCAATGCGCTGCAGGCACAATTGACCGATATGCAGGCCAAGGCCCGATCCATGGAAGTGCAGGTCGACGTGGCCAAGGCCGAATCGGCCATCAAGGGCCTACAGGCGCAACTGGCTGAAATCAAGGACAAGACCGTCACCGTCACCGTCAATACCGTTTCTGCCGGGGCTGGCGGTGCTGCCGCTACACCGCCCGCTGCCCCTGGATTCGCCGGCGGCGGTTGGACCGGCCCCGGTGGGAAATACCAGGTCGCCGGGCTGGTGCACGCCGGCGAATTCGTGCATAGGCAGGAGGTCGTTCGCCAGCCTGGTGCCATGGCCTTCCTGTCGCTATTCAACCGGATCGGAATGGAAGCCCTCAAGGGCTACGCCAACGGCGGGCTGGTAATGCGCATGCCGGGGCTGGCCGCAGCCAGCCACACGCCACCCGCCGCCAGCCATACGCCACTGGTCCTCGACTTCGGCAAGCTCGGCCGCTTCCAGGCCTCGGCCAGGGAAGATGCCGCCGACAACCTGGTGCGCGTCTTCAAGCGCGCCGCCCTCGGATTGGGCAAACGATGACGCCCTCGCTGATCATCGCCGGCATCGAACTGTCGATTGTCGCTATGCTCGATTTCAGCCAGCAGATCGAGCCGATTGGCGGCAGCAATACCCGCCGCATGGCCTCCGGCGCCGCTTTCAAGCTCGGCCACTGGCGCCGCCACCGCATCACCCTGTCCGGCTCGGGTTGGGTGCCGGCCCCGCTCAACGCCATCGATTACGACGCCCCCTTCGAGATCGAGCTGCCGCACGCCGTCGCCTTCCGCGTCGGCGAGGCGCTGCCGGCTGGCTGGGCCCAGCGTGGCGCGCCCTGGGGCGAGCACACCGTCACCGACCAGGCGGGCGTCGCCGTCCGCTACGTCTATCCCAAAATGACCGTCATATCCGACGGCCCCCGGCAGACCAACGGCAACGATGCCAGCCCGAGCTGGGAACTGACCTGCGAGGTAGCCTGATGGCACTCAAGCACAAAAAAGTATCTGGCCAGGCCAATACCGACCCAGCCAAGGTCGGCGGTGCCGACTGGGACGACGCCCACGTATACGGGCCTGGGTCGCTGTTCGTTGCAGCGCGTTTCTGGATTCTGTGCAACACGGTGACGACGACCTACTCGGGCGGCGTCTCGAAAGAGGGCACAGGTTACTACTGGTGCAGCGTCGATGTGCCATCGCTGCCGGTGGCTTCCGGGGCAACGGTCCGCTACGAGTCGACCTACAACATGTACGTTTACGGCGGTATCCCGGCTGGCTGGGTGTACAACATCGCTATCGACGAGACGACGGACTATATCGAGGTGGGCTGGGAGTACAACGGCAGTAACGCCGATCCGACCTTCTATTGGCGCTTTGGCGCCATCACCGTCGTCGAGGTGATGGCGAGCACGGCGCCATAGTGCCGTCGTTCGACAGCGCCTTCACCGGCGCTTTCGATAGCGGCTCGGGCGGCACGCCGCTGCCCGTGCCCGTGCTGGTCGGCACCGGCGCGGCGGCCATGTCCGGCGTCGTTTCGGTGGTCAGCCCGCTGGTCTTCGCGTCGGCGGCCGGCTACCTGCGCTGGTATGCCACGGTGATGATAGGCGGGGTCGATGTCTCGGCCCGCCTGACCGGGCAGATACAGATCTCGGCCGGCGAGGACCAGGCCCGGGTGGCCTCATTCGAGGTAGTGCCGGCCTCGGTAGCCGAACTGGATGCCTATGATTCGGCCGCCGTGACCATCGATGTCACGCTGTTCCGTGCCGGCCAGATGGCGACCTTTCGCCGCTTCACCGGGCGGGTCGAGGCGGTCAACTACAAGCCAGATCAACGGGTGGCCAGCATCGATTGCCGCGACGGCTACCAGGAGCGCATCAAGGCCATCAAGTCGGCCGGCGAGGCGGC